AATCATCATTGATAAGATTTCCTCCTGCCGGTCCTGAACCTTATCAAACACAAAGCACCCCGTTAACCCGGAGGTGGAGTATGTATCGAATGGACAAGCTAACAACAGGTATTGCCTACGGAACGTCCGCAGGTAACGCGGGGTTCTGGATGTTGCAATTGCTCGACAAAGTATCCCCATCCCAGTGGGCCGCTATTGGTGTTCTGGGAAGTCTGGTATTTGGCTTGCTGACATACCTGACGAATCTGTACTTCAAAATTAAAGAAGACCGGCGAAAAGCTGCTCGAGGTGAATAATGTCTCCGACACTACGTAAAACTGTTCTTGCGGCGGTGGGCGGCGGGGCCCTGGCGATTGCCTCTGCACTCATCACTGGCCCGATGGGTAATGATGGGCTTGAGGGAATGCGATACTCCCCTTATCAGGATGTGGTAGGTGTCTGGACGGTTTGCTACGGCCACGCAGGTAAAGACATCATGCTCGGCAAAACCTATACCGAGGCAGAGTGTCGGGCGCTACTAAATAAAGACCTGAATACCGTCGCCTGGCAGATCAACCCTTACATCAAAAAACCGATCCCAGAAACAATGCGTGGGGCTCTGTACTCATTCGCCTATAACGTCGGAGCCGGGAACTTCCAGACCTCTACTCTGCTTCGCAAAATCAACCAGGGTGACCAGAAAGGTGCGTGTGATCAGCTGCGCCGCTGGACCTATGCCAAAGGTAAGCAGTGGAAAGGACTTATTACCCGGAGGGAAATTGAGCGTGAAGTGTGTTTATGGGAGCAAAGATGAATCGCTTAACCGCCGTTATCATCGCTATAACAATCCTGCTGGCCTCCAACGTGATTTCGTGGCGCTCAGGCTGGAGTTCTCACGCTGATCACATCAAGGCTCAGGCTTCAAAGAAGAGAGAGAAGGCCGAGAATACCATTAAGCCTGTAGAGGAAAAGGCCGCTACTGCTAACGAAGCGGGTAAGGTCATCTACAAAACAATAACCCGTGACGTGGTGAAATATGTTCAGTCTCCGAATCGTATTGTATGCAGGTTTGATGATGCTGCTGTGCAGCTGCGCCAGCGCGCCATCGATGCTGCCAACTCCATCCCCGGATTTGATGAGCCCGCCGTGCAAAGCAAGTGACGCCGGGAAGGATAGCGATGAAGATTTACAGTCTGACATAGAAACCGCTCAGTGCCTACGCCAGCTCCGTTTGGATAAGTATCGCTGGCAGGTGTACTATCGGGCGGTGAGCAAGTAACAGGTATATCACATGAAATAAGTGGCCTTAAGTGAACAAAAGAATCTGAAAACAAGACATTCAAGCTTTCAGCATCAAAATGTTTGTATCTAATTCAGGTGGGGTCATGCACTATAGGATCTCAAACCACTCTTAACTAAGTAGCCACTCATGACAGTAAACTTACTACCACAACTTCCATGCGGTTATCGTTACGGCATTGAGCGCTCGATCCGGCCCCAGACTGGTGCGGAATTTTTTCCGCCACAAGGGTGTGTTATCAAATCTGTCAACTTTGGGGATGGTGTGGTTATTTGTGTGCCCATCCAATGGTACGTTAAACAATTAGATTTATGGGTCACTGTCTAAGGAACCATCGAATAATATGTTAGTTACTGGTGGCTAACGGATCATTGCGCTAAAAAAATAAGCACAGACGTCTGTTGTTCTTTTTGAATGTTCTTGAGAATAGCGAATTACTAGTCTAATCAGCTATTCATCCATTTAAATGATATCGATGGCTGAAATGAAGCTATCCTCACGTTACCACTGCCAGCCAACACCGAAACGGCAGAGGTCATTTAGCAAGCAGAAAATCTCTCCCGGGTGGCTCCTGAGAGATTTTAGATTTCTAACTGGTACTAACCAAAGGTCGCATATCTATGCGGCCTTTTTTTTAGCTGGTTTAATGGCTTGAGGAGATCCTGGACGAGAATATGTGACAAAAAAATCAGGGGAAACAGGAATGCCCTGTGAGCGGATTTACGAATCAGGGAGAACGTCCATCCCCATAAAGGGATAAAATGCTGCTTATCCCTTTATGGGGATAAAGTCTGTATTGCCTCGCATCTGCGGGGCTTTTTTATTCGTAAAGATAAAACGATGAAGAGCTTAAAAATTGTATCCATAGGCGGGAGGCTGGTGGCGATTGAGTATGACGGTTTGTCATGTGCATCGCTGCCAGTTTCAGAGTTCCCCATCAATGGTTCAGTTTTAACTCTCCCTCAATTCATGCTCGAGGATGTGTATGCCACCACGCGCTAAACGACCTTGCCGGCACAGAGGATGCGCGACTGTGACCAATGATGTCGGGGGATACTGTGAGATGCATCGGCAGCAACACGCTGGTGATGGCTGGCGTAACTACCAGCCCGGAAAAACTCGGCAGGAACGTGGTTATGGTCGACCGTGGGAAATTAAACGGGCCCGTATCATGAAGAGGGATAAATACCTTTGTCAGAACTGCAGGCGAGACGGTATTGCCACGAAAGCCTCAAGTGTCGACCACATCATTCCTAAAGCTCATGGCGGTACCGATGATGACTTTAATCTGGAGTCATTGTGCTGGACCTGCCACAGCAAGAAAACAGCAACAGAGAGAACCCGATGAAGAGTTTCAAAATTGAATACGTTGATGGCGTTTTGACCGTTCTGGAGACGGATGGTCAGTCACGAATGAATGAAGCCGTGCATGGCATCCATTTTGAGCACGTCCAGGGCGGCCGCCCACTGCTGAAACTGACGATTGCGCATGATATTGCACCGGCACCGGCTGCTGAGTCGGCTCAGGAACCTTTAGTGGGTGAGCTGGTACAGGAGCAACAATCTCCGCTTCCAGGCGGTCGTCGTTCCCGCCATCGTAGGGGAGGTAAGCAATGATGTATCAACGCACGGATCTGACGCTCTCCATGTTCTATGCATCCAGTGCTGATGCAGACGGGAACAAAGTGGCTACGTTGACGATGCAGGTAATTGCGGCAGAGGTTGGAGCCGTCCAGACCAGCCAGCTGCGATGTATCACCGATAGCGCGAAGAAAAAAACGTATAGCGTAGGTGAACAATCTGTCAGTAATGGTTCCGATCCGTTACTGGTCGCGATTGAGAATTACTGGCGTCAGAGTACGGATGTCGTCGTTAAAGGATTGATCGCCGAGGTGACCGACTTCATCGCAGGGAACATCAACTCAGTCAGCACCTGGATCGGTCAGTTTGGGATGAAGGTGTTCGAGAACCAGCCATTAGATGAACGGCTACCAGAAAGCGTACTGCAGGCCGATGGAGGCTCCGCTACCGCGACAGAATCCTGACCCCGGTATAACAACTGGTGTTCATTGAACGTCTGAGATATGCCGGCCCACGCAATGCGAACCGTGTTCGCCGCCGGCGCAGCCGGAATGACGACCTCCACCTCGACTGAGGCAGCTGCAGTCAGGGGGAGGGGGGAGCAAATCCCTGACCCCTTTCGCGCTTCGGGACTGCCCGTTGAAGTCTATTTTTACACGCCAGAAATAAGAAACTTTTTTCCGGAAGGTTTCATCTATCAAAGGAACGTTTATGGCCGGAGGAATTCGATCGTCCGGTGGTGGCCGAAAACCCACTTTACCCACCGGGCAAAAAAGCAAATTAACACGTATTGCGCCTCCCGCTGAGTTAATGGGGGAGGCGGCAATAAGAATGTGGAAGACGCAAAGCAAAATACTCATCGACCGAGGGGTGTTTGAGCTGGAGGACGCACCTTTGTTGCTGGCTTACTGCAATGCTTTTCATCTGATGCTCGAAGCCGAAAAAATGCTGGCCAGCGGACTGACCTCAGAAAGTGAAATGGGGGGCCTGAAAAAACACCCTGCAGTTAATGTCCGGAATGACTCGGTTTCCCAGCTTGCCCGCCTGGGCTCTCTGTTGGGGTTAGATCCGCTCAGTCGTCTTCGCATAACCAGCGGACAAAAGGATCCGGATGATGACGGGAATGAATTCGATGAGTTTGACTGATGGCAACCTATCCGAACGTCAATGCAGCGAACCAGTATGCGCGGGATATCGTTGGCGGGAAGATTCTGGCGTGTCAGTTAACGATACTTGCCTGTCAGCGACATCTGGACGACCTCGAACGAGCAAAGGATCCCCACTGGCCCTACCGCTTCGATAAAAACAAAGCAGAACGATTTCTTCGTTTTGCCCAGAAAATGCCTCATACCTCAGGGGAATGGGCCCGGCGTAAACTCCGGATTGAATTTGAAGCCTGGCAGAAGTTCGCTCTTGGCGTACCGTTTGGATGGGTACACAAGAAGACAGGCCTGCGTCGTTTCTCTGAAATCTATATCGAGGTGCCCAGGAAGAACGGGAAATCCGCTATTGCCGCTGCTGTAGGAAATTATATGTTTTGTGCAGATGGCGAGCATGGTGCAGAAGTCTATTGCGGCGCCACGACTGAAAAACAGGCATGGAAGGTATTTTCTCCGGCGCTGCAAATGGTGAAAAAGCTGCCGGCATTGCGGCAAAAATTCTCGATAAAACCCTGGGCAAAAAAAATGACGCGCCCTGACGGTTCGGTTTTTGCGCCTGTGATCGGTGACCCGGGGGATGGTGATTCGCCATCATGCGCCATCATTGATGAATATCACGAACATACTACTGATGCGCTTTACACCACCATGACCACCGGTATGGGGGCTCGTGAACAACCGATGACACTGATCATCACCACCGCCGGCTATGACATTACATCCCCTTGCTATGAAAAGCGTACTCAGGTTGTCGAGATCCTGCGGAGAACCCGTAATGGCGAGGAAAATGAAACCATATTTGGGCTGATTTATGGCCTTGATGACGATGATGACTGGACGACTCCTGAGGCATTAATCAAGGCAAACCCCAACTATGGCATTTCGGTAAAAGCAGATTTTCTGCGGGCTAAACAATTATTGGGTATGTCGACGCCCGGGCAGACAAACAAGATTCTGACCAAGCATTTCAATCGCTGGGTAAGCGCAAAATCAGCTTATTACGACCTGAGAAAATGGATGGATGCAGCCGATAAAAACCTTAAGTTGTCAGATTTTGAAGGGGAAGAATGCTGGCTGGGTATCGATCTGGCCTCGAAAGTTGACCTCAATGCCGTGGTTCCAGTTTTTCGTCGTGAAATAGACGGAATAACACATTTTTACTGTGTTTCTCCTCTGTTCTGGGCACCCGAAGAAACCATTTACTCGCAGGAGACCGCGCTGAAAAGTACCGCAGAACGTTATCAGTCCTTTGTCCGGCAGGGTAAGTTGATCCCGACCGATGGCGGCGAAGTTGATTACAGGCTGATATTTGAAACGATCCTGAAACTGCGGAATACCGTAAAAATTGCCCAATGCCCCATTGACCCTTATGGCGCGACTTCATTACGTCACATGCTCGAGGAAGAGGGGCTTGAGCCTGTCGAGATAAGACAAAATTTTACCCATATGAGTGATCCTATGAGAGAGATTGAGGCTGCGCTCATCTCGGGGAGATTCCATCATGACGGACACCCTGTCATGAACTGGTGTATTTCCAATATCGTCGGCCAGTACCTTCCCGGAAGTGACGATATTGTGCGTCCCGGGAAAGAAGGGCGGCAGAACAAGATAGATGGTGCGGTTGGTTTAATGATGGGGCTGGGGCGCGCCATGCTTAACAGTTCAGTGATGACATCCGTATACGATGAGGAAGATATAGCATGCTAATTTCAGTTCTGAGTTTTATTGTCGGCCTCACTGGCGCTGGATTGTTATCCGCAGGTGCCTGGCTTATTTCTCCATCAGTGGGATTGATAACAGGAGGGATTATTTGTCTGGGCTGGTCATATATGACAACCCGGGCCTTTTCCTCCGGCGTCAGCAATGGCGGAGGTAAATAATGTTCCTACCCCAGATGTTCAGGGGCCGACAATACTCGGGTAATAGCTTCTGGGAAGCCATGCTGGGCGGGGTTCGTTCAAGCCAGAGCAAAACTGGCATCATAATCACGCCGGAAACCGCTCTGGGACTTTCAGCGGTCCGGGCCTGTGTCACCCTCCTGGCTGAGTCCGTCGCGCAGCTGCCGTGCGAACTTTACCGGCGGGATAAAAATGGCGGGCGCCAGCGTGCGACGGACCACCCGGTTTATGACCTGATTCACTCCCAGCCCAACAGGAAAGACACCTCATTCGAGTATTTTGAGCAGCAGCAGGGGTTGCTGGGGCTGGAGGGAAATTGCTACTCGATCATCGAACGGGACGGAAAAGGCTACCCGAAAGAGCTGATCCCCATTAACCCGAAAAAGGTCATTGTGCTGAAAGGGCCGGACGGTATGCCGTATTACCAACTCCCGGAAGTCGGCGAAATTCTGCCGATGCGCATGATGCACCATGTGAAGGTCTTTTCTCTGGATGGCTATATCGGCAGCTCCCCCATTCAGACGAACGCCGATGTTCTTGGACTGAATTTGGCCGTTGAGGAGCATGCGGCAGCGACATTCCGGCGCGGGACAACAATGAGCGGAGTGATAGAGCGTCCGAGAGAAGCCGCGACCATTAAAAGCCAGGATGCTATTGATCGCCTGCTGGCGAAATGGACCGAGCGCCATTCCGGTATTCACAATATGTTCTCTGTGGCACTGCTGCAGGAGGGTATGAGCTACAAACAACTGTCGCAGGATAACGAAAAGGCGCAGCTGCTACAGTCGCGGCAGTGGGGCGTGGAAGAGGTCTGCCGGCTCTATAAAATCCCGCCACATATGGTGCAGATGCTGGCGAAAGCGACCAACAACAACATTGAGCACCAGGGCCTGCAGTTCGTGATGTACACGCTGCTGGCATGGCTGAAACGCCATGAGGGTGCGCTGCAGCGCGATCTGCTTCTGCCCAGCGAACGCCGCGATTTGTACATCGAGTTCAACGTTTCCGGGCTGCTGCGAGGCGATCAGAAATCACGCTATGAATCTTATGCGCTGGGCCGCCAGTGGGGATGGCTATCCACTAACGATATCCGGCGTATGGAGAATCTGCCGCCAATTGCTGGCGGGGACAAATACCTGACGCCGCTCAATATGGTCGACAGCGCGAAGATCCTTCCTGGCGATAAGTCGCCGACAGCAAAACAGCTGGCCGAAATCGAAACCCTTCTGGCCAGAGCCTGATTATTTCCCGCCGCGCGGGATGACCTGGAAGACAACATGACAACGAAATTAATTAACCTGCCGCACCTGGCAGATATGGTCTTTGGTGTGCCGCATTACGTGACGCGGCAAACAATGGACTCCGTGAAAGCGGTGCTCATCCCCCGTATTCAGGGGATCACCGAAGATGCCGTCATTCAGATGGCGCTAAATCCGGGTAAATCACCTGCAGCTGAGCAGGTCCAGCCCACCGGCGGGGTGGCGGTGATCCCCGTTCACGGCATTCTTGTTCCACGCCGGGGGCAGATTACGGCGATGTGCTCCGAGCTGACCAGCTACGAGCGGATCCGCGGGCAGTTGCAGGCGGCGTTAAACGACCCCTCAATCAGCGAAATCGTTCTGGATATTAACTCCGGCGGCGGCGCAGCGGTGGGGTGCAAGGAGCTGGCCGATTACATTTATCAGTCTCGCGACACGAAGCCCATCACGGCGATTGTGAACTACAGCGCGTACTCCGCCGCGTATTTCATCGCATCGGCCTGCAGCAAAATCATCGTCAGCCAGACCAGTGGCGTGGGGTCGATTGGTGTGATCATGGAGCACCTCGATACGTCGAAGATGGAAGAAAAAATGGGGCTGACGTTCACCACCATTTACCGGGGAGATAACAAAAATAACGGCACCCAACATGAACCACTGAGTGAAGAGTCTCTGGGTATGTTCCAGGGCATGATCGACGAAATGTACGAGACGTTTACGGGGTCGGTGGCCGAATATCGCGGCCTGAAGCAGCAGGCCATCATTGATACGCAGGCGGGGCTGTATTTTGGCCCTGGCGCTGTGTCAGCCGGCCTGGCGGATGAAGTCTCTGACCCCCAGGCGGCGATCAATGCTATCGCGGCAAAGTATAAGCAACCCCGTCAAAAAACCTCCATTCAGATGCAGGCAGCCGCGATGGACCTGCAAACCAAAATGTAACCCGGCGCAAACACAAACCGCGTCACCTTAAGCAGCCAGCAGGCTGCTTTTTTTATGTCTAAAAAGAGAGAAATAAAATGCCACATATTGAAGAATTGCGTCGTCAGCGTGCGGGTATCAACGAACAGGTTCAGGCCCTGGCAACCATTGAAGCCAGCGGCAGCACGCTGACTGCGGAGCAGCTGACGGAGTTTGCGAACCTGCAGCAGCAGTTCACTGATATCAGCGCCAAAATTGAACGCCTGGAAGCCGCCGAACGTGCTGCGGCGCTGGTCGCAAAACCCGTGAAAGCGACTCAGCAGGCCCCCGGCATTATTGTTAAGCAAGAGCCGAAACAGTACACCGGTGCTGGCATGACCCGACTGGTGATGTCTGTCGCCGCAGGCGCAGGGAATCTGCAGGACGCGGCAAAATTCGCTTCAGAAGAGCTGAATGACCAGTCCGTATCGATGGCCATTTCCACCGCTGCGGGTTCCGGTGGAGCGCTCATCCCGGAGAACATGCAAAACGAAGTCATCGAGCTGCTGAGCGACCGTACCATTGTCCGTAAGCTGGGTGCCCGCTCCGTTCCTCTGCCTAACGGCAATCTGACGTTACCGCGCTCGGCTGGCGGTGCAACGGCCAGCTACACCGGCGAAGGAAAGGATGCCAAGACGTCTGAATCAAAATTCGACGACGTAAAACTGAGTGCCAAAACCATGATCGCCCTGGTCCCGATGTCGAACCAGCTGATTGGTCGCGCCGGTTTTAACGTTGAGCAGCTGGTCCTGCAGGATATTCTGACCGCCATCGCTGTTCGTGAGGATAAAGCGTTTATGCGCGATGACGGTACCGGCGATACACCGATTGGTATGAAGTCGCGTGCGACGCAGTGGAACCGCCTGCTGCCGTGGGAAGCGGGTTCCACGATCAACCTGAACACGGTTGATGAGTACCTGGACAAGATTATTCTGATGGCGATGGATGGCAACAGCCTGATGATCCGTTGCGGCTGGGGTATGTCGAACCGTACCTATATGAAGCTGTTTGGCCTGCGTGACGGCAACGGCAACAAAGTCTACCCGGAAATGGCACAGGGTATGCTCAAGGGCTATCCGATTCAGTATACCAGCGCGATCCCTGTTAACCTGGGCGAAAGTGGTAAGGAAACGGAAATTTATTTCGCCGACTTCAATGATGTTGTCATCGGTGAAGATGGTTCCATGAAGGTCGATTTCTCCAGAGAAGCCACCTATCTCGATGCAAAAGGTAACCCAGTTTCCGCGTTCTCGCGTAACCAGTCGCTGATCCGCGTCGTCCTCGAACACGATATCGGCTTCCGTCATCCGGAAGGCCTGGTGCTGGGTACCGGCGTCCTGTTCTAACCCACCCCCTCTGTTAATAAAGCCCGCATATGCGGGCTTTTCCCTTTAAGGAGAATGCTATGGCTGCGAAAAATAAAGCAGTGGAGCCGGAAGAAACGGTCGTACAGGACAACCATGCGACCGAGACCGCACAGGACAACCATGCGACTGAGACCGCACAGGATAACCGTGCGACCGTGGTCGCACAGGCAGAACGTAAATCCGTTGTGTTCCTCGGTCCGCATAGCCGTTATTCCCGTGGTGATATCGCGTGGTTTGAAGGATCGCACGCCGAAGAGCTGGTTAAGCGCCGTATCGCGGTATGGCCGAAGGATGCCGAACGCGCGCTGAAACCGAAGCCGGGAGACAGCGATTTTGATACTGACATTGGATGATGTGAAAACCCAGCTACGCCTGGAACTGGATTTCACGGAGCATGACGCCATGCTCACGCAAATGGTGAACGCCGCACAGCGGAGCATCGAGCGTGATTATTACTGCAAGCTGGTCACCAGTGATGAAGAGCTGCAGGCACTCCCGGAGACCGTCCGCGGATTTATCGCGGATGAAGATATCCGGCTGGCCATTCAGTTTCTGGTCAGCGATGCGTATCTGAATGGCCATACCGGACAGTGGCTGGAAACCGCTGCGGTGAGGCATCTTCTTTTCCCCCTGCAGGAGCATACGTTATGAGCCTGAAACCGGGTGATATGAACTGTCGCATTGCGATTAGCTACGTTCAGTCCGGTCGGGGGCCGCTGGGCGAACCGCTACCGGAAAAGCAGGTTGAATCGGGAAAAGCGTGGGCAAAACGGGAGCTGGTATCGGGGCGAAAAGTCCGCACGCTGGATCAGCAGCAGGTGGTGGAAACCTGCCTGTTTACGGTCTATCCGGGTGTGCTGGTTGATATTGACTGGAAAATCACGACGAAAAATCTGGTTTATACCGTCCGGAATATCGACCGCAAAACGGACCGGATCATTATCACGGGGGAGGCTGACGGGCGGCATGATAGAGCTGGCGATTAAGGGTGCGCTGGAGCGCATCACCGGCATGAATGTGTATCCGCTTTTACTGCCGGACACGGTCCAGGAAGGAGCGACCTTTCAGCGTATCTCTGACCCGGAGATGGTCTCGGGAATGTTGCGAACGGGGATCGTCTCTGCCCGTATCCAGGTGAATCTGTACCGTCTCGATGATTACACCTCACTGCTGCAGCTGGATAAAAAAATCTGGACGGAACTGAAGTCCGTCGTTCATGGCCAGCTGGAGGGTATCCCGGTTCAGTATGTGGAGCGAGGCGGTATCCATCAGGATAAAAACCAGCTGACGAATCGTCGCATTCAGTATCGCCTGACCCGCGATTTCATCATTCACTACGTGGAGGACTCCTCGTGATCCGAATGGAAGTTAAAGGGCTGGATGAGCTGGAGCGGCAGTTAATGGCCCTGGGCGAAAAAGTGGCGACGAAGGTATTGCGGGATGCCGGGCGCGAAGCGCTAAAGGTCGTCGAGGAAGATATGAAGCAGCATGCCGGCTTTGACGAAACGTCCGCCGGGCCGCACATGCGGGACTCAATCAAAATCCGCTCTTCCACCCGCAAGGGTAAAGGGAATGCGGTTGTAACGCTCCGTGTCGGCCCCAGCAAGCAGCACCATATGAAGGCGCTGGCGCAGGAGTTTGGCACGGTTAAACAGGTTGCAGACCCCTTTATCCGACCCGCCCTGGATTACAACCTCCAGACCGTTTTGCGCGTGTTAACCGTGGAAATCCGAAACGGCATTGAAAACAGGTAGCATCCGCTGCCGTATAAAAAGAGAGAGAAACATGGCTGATAAAACTTCGCCTGAATATGCGATGTTGCCGGCGGGCACCATTGTGAAATACGGGGAGCCTGGCGCTGCCACGTCAGCGCTGAAACCGCTGATTAACTGTAAAGCGCTGGGTGCAATGGGGCAGACGGGGGGCTTTGTCGACTGCACCACGTTACTGGATAAGCAGAAACAGTCCATCAGTGATCTGCCTGACGGGCCTGAAAAGTCGCTGGGCTTCATTGATGATCCGGGCAATACCGATTTTGCCGCGCTGCTGAACGCAGCAGAGGCCCGCAAGACCATCCAGTTATACGTCGAATTACCCAACAAGCGAACCGCGACGATGCTCCTGGCGCTGTCCGGCTGGCAGATGAATGAAATCGCCGCTCCGGCGAATGAGGTCATCCAGATCACTGTTCAGGGTAAGCAGAACAAGATCACCTGGGGAACCGTCGCTGTCTCCGGCGGCGCCTGATTAACTTAACCTGTAAACAGCCACCTTCGGGTGGCTTTTTATTTTTAAGGACTACCTGTGAAAGATAAAGATTACCTGTCCACGCTGAAATCCGCATTGCTTAAATCGGAGCCAACCGTCATTAAAACCGAGTTATTTGGCGCCACCGTATTCATCCGCCGCCTGACCGGGGATTACCTCATCAGCTATGAAGAGAAAATGGCTGAAACCGCAAAAGCTGGCGCAGCGCGTGAGGCATCGGAGCAAGTCATTCAGATCGTTATCGATGCACTGGTTCAGCCGGATGGAACGGCCATTCCGGATGAATTTAAACCCACGGCAGCCGAGCTGCTGAAGGCCCATGAAAACCCCGAACTGCTGGCCGCAGTGGAAAAAGTGAAGCAACACGCAATCGGTAAGCTGGAGGAAGCGGAAAAAAACTGAGTGACTCGCCCTGGCTGGAACTGATCTTCTGGCTGGCCGACCGCTGGGGCGAGCCTGACCCATCCAAAATTGCCGCATTGCCGGCAAACACTCTGTACCACTGGCGAGCCTACTTCCTGAAACAGGGCACTTTCCGCCGTCCTGGCGATGAAAACGCGCCACCTACCGAAACCACACCTGCGCCATCCCGGGTCGATGATGAATGCGCGGCAGTCATGAGGGCATTAATGTAATGGCAGACGTCGCATCTTTAGCGGTCGGGCTGCACCTGAACGCAGCCAGTTTTAAATCCCAGCTGCTGGGAGCGTATGGCGATGCGGAGAACCAGTCACGACGGTTTAACCGTAATGCCCAGGCGGACGCGAAAAAGACGGAGGACGCCTATAAGAAGGTCGGTCTGTCGATATCCTGGATGGCCAGCCGGCTGGCGGGGCTGGCAGGAGCCGGCCTTTCCATCGGCACGATCATCACCACGTCCAGACAATATGGACAGGCATTATCAGACCTGCAGGCCATCACCGGTGCGACTGCAGCTGAAATGAAAGCGCTGGATCTGGCTGCGCAGGAAATGGGGCGCACGACAGAGTACAGCGCCAGCCAGGCCGCCGAAGCGTTAAAGCTGATGGCGTCGGCTAAACCGGAGCTTTTAAAAACGTCCGATGGACTGCAGAAGGCTACGAACAGCGCGCTTATCCTGGCGCAGGCCGCCGGCACAACGCTGCCCGATGCGACCAGAACGCTGGCGCTCTCCTTAAACCAGTACGGGGCGAGCGCGCAGGAAGCGGATCGTTATATCAACGTGCTGGCCGCCGGCGCGAAGTACGGGTCGTCGGAGATTGTTGATACGGCGGCTGCCATTAAAAATGGTGGCGTCGCAGCCGCACAGGCCGGCGTTGGTTTTGAGCAGCTGAATGCCGCGATTCAGGTGCTGGCAGAGCGTGAAATTAAAGGCGGTGAAGCCGGCACGGCGCTGCGTAACGTCATCCTGAATCTGGAAAAGGGCACGGACAAGAGCCTCAAGCCGTCCGTGGTTGGTCTCAGCCAGGCGCTGACCAATCTTTCCGGGAAAAATCTCTCCACGGCCCAGGCCGTAAAACTGTTTGGCGTGGAGAACCTGAATGCGGCGTCTATCCTGGTCCAGAACCGTTCAAAGCTTGATGATCTGACCGCTTCCCTGACCGGTACCAAAACGGCGCATGAGCAGGCATCCATCAGGGTTAACAACCTGAACGGCGATTTGCTGGGGCTGAGCAGTGCGTTTGAAGGGATGGTCATTAAGATCGGCCAGAGTAGTAACGGGCCACTCCGCAGCGGGATTCAGGTTGCCACGGAGGCACTGAACAGCCTGGCAGACAATTTCAACACCGTCTCCAGCGTGGCGCTTTACAGCCTGATCCCCGTGTTATCCACGAAACTGACTGCAGGGCTGCGGGAGAATATCGCGGCCTGGCGGGAAAGCCAGGCGGCGGTAAAAGCGCGGGCGCAGGCTGATGCGGATATTGCCCGCAAAACGCTGGATTCGACAGCTGCCATCCTGAAACAGAACGACGCTGAGTTTGGCCACTACCGGCAGATGGAGCGGACGGCTAAACAGTACGGGATGAATATCAGTTACCAGGATGAGTTTACCCGGCTTATCCGGCAGGAAACTGAGCAAACGAACCTGGCCAGCCAGGCGAAACTGAAACTGGCGGCGGCAAACCGGCAATTGTCGATATCAGCCCGCGCGGCCTCCGTTGCGGTGGGGCTGGCAAGAGGCGCATTAAATTTAATCGGTGGTCCGTTCGGCGCCGCGATGCTGGCCGGTTCGGGCCTCCTTTACTTTCATGAGAAAGCAAAGGAGGCCAGGCAGTCAGCCATTGATTTAAAAGATGCCGTAGTCGAAACCAGTGAAGCGCTGATGCGCCTCTCGCTTAACCAGCTAAATGTGAAGCAGTTCGACCTGGAGGATCAGTACGAAAACCAGGTCGTGCAGCGTAACCAGCTGATGAAAGAAATTCAGGATGCCGACAGTCGTATCGACAGCCTGAAAGGGTTTGACCCCTTCGGCCAGCTGGAAGGGGTGACAAAAGGCCAAGCGCGTGCACGGGCGGATCTCGAAAGCGTTAATGAGGGACTCCGCAAAACCGAGGAAAACATTAAGCGTGTCAGTGATGCAAAAACACTGGCTCAGCTGGGTTTATCGGGAAAAATAACCTCCCTTACGGACGATCTGAAAGGGGCGTTAAGCACGCCCCCCAAAGAGACCGGAGATGGAAATCCATGGGGCGGCGATGGCGGTACCGGCACGGGGAAAGGCAGTAAGTCCCAGGTCGACCAGTTCAAAACGCTGCGGCAGCAAATTGAAGAAGCCCATGCATCCAGCCTGGCCAGAATTAACCTGCAGGAAAAGGACAGCAACAGGGAGCTGCAGGAAGCGGCGAAGAAAAATGGCGCCAGTGATGCTGACCTGCAGCGCGCGCTGTTAATGAACGCAGAGAATTACCAGAAACAGCGACTGGATCTGGCCGCGCAGTATTCCCCCGCCCAGGAAACTCTGCGAAAAGAGCAGGAAGCCAGCCGGGACCTGGCTGAGCTTTTCAAAGCCCGCCTTCTTGATGAAAAAGAGTACCAGGCCGCACGAATAACGCTGGCCAGAGATACCGCGAAAGAGCTGGTGCAGGCGCATGCCGATGAAATCGCTGCGCCGGCACTGGATATCGCCGGCGAAGTTGATCCACTGGTCTCGCTGCGCAATCAGCTTGCGCAGCGGCAGGCATTGCTGCAGGCGTACTACCAGGGCAGCGCGATCAGCAAAGAACAGTACGAAATGCTGATGCAGAAGGCGACGAAAGAATCCGCCGATGCGCAGTATCAGACGTCACTGGAGTTATACCGATCACAGGGAGAATTCCAGAGCCTGGCCGTCGGGTTATTTGAAACGGCCCATGAGCGCTCAAGCAACTTCCTGACGAGCATGCTGACGCGGACGAGAAGCTTTAAGGAGAACATGGCTGACCTGTTTTCCTCGCTCACGCAGTCGATCATAAAAAACCTCGTTGATATGGCCGCTCAGGCGCTGGTCACCAGTTCCGTCATGCAAACCATTATGGGCGTGGTGGGCGTCGGGACCAGCGTTATCACGGGCGCTGCGGGCGCAGGCTCGGGGACGGCGATCCAGAATGCCGCCAGTAACTTCCAGTTCAACGCCAAAGGCGGCGTTTACGACTCGCCGTCGCTGAGCGCATACAGCAACCAGGTCTACGACTCTCCGCAGTTCTTCGCTTTCGCAAAAGGGGCCGGCGTATTTGGCGAGGCCGGGCCGGAGGCCATCATGCCACTGACGCGTGCCGGCGATGGTTCGCTGGGTGTACGCGCTGTCGGTGGTGGTCAGAACGCCGGCGCGTCGGAAGGGCCAAAAGTCTATATCACGATTGAAGGCGGAAACACCTCAACGCAGGCGCCGTCTGGTTTTGAGCAGTTTGGCCAGCAGATCGGCTCGTTTGTGGAGAAAAAATACAGGGAGCTGATGGCGCAGGATATGCGCCCTGGCGGGATGGTCTGGAATGCAGTTAAAGGGCAACGCTAATGGCTATTGAGATATTCACCTGGAGTCCGCGGGTTAATCCCCAGCAGACCGTTAACTTTCGTGTCCGGAAGGCGCAATTCGGTGACGGGTATACGCAGGTATCCGGCGATGGTATTAACACCCGATCACAGGATTGGGAGCTGAGTTTTGTCGGTACGGAGGACTATATCCGTCCGATTAAGCAGTTCTTCGACCGTCATGCAGGCACCCGCGCGTTTCAGTGGACCCCTCCTCTGGAAGAGGTGGGGCTTTTCCGCTGCGAACAATATAAACCGGTGCCTCTCGGCGGCGGAAATTACTCACTTTCAGCCACTTTTATTCAGGCATTTAAACCATGAGCCTTAACGCGAATTATCAGAAGTTAGAGCCAGGCGATGAGGTTCGTCTCCTGGAGATCGATGGCCAGGCGTTTGGCCTGGATGAGGTTTTGTATTTCCACGGCTATAACGTTCCCCATACTTCAGCCGAAATCCTCGCCGCTGGCGGCGACCTGGATAAGCTGCCGGCGAAAAGCATCTGGTGGCAGGGGCGGGAGTATAAAGCCTGGCCATGTGAAATCGAAGGGATCGAGTCATCCACCACGGGCAGCGACGCGCAGCCAACGCTGCGGGTAGGGAACATCGACGGAAAGATATCCGCGCTCTGTCTTCATTACGACGATCTGGCTCTGGCGCGGGTTGTCATCCACGACACGCAAAAACAGTATCTCGATGCGAAGAACTTTCCGGACGGGAATGCCTCAGCTGATCCGACGCAGGAGAAACGGCGCCTTTTCTTCATCGACGTAAAGCATTATGAAGACGATGAGAAGGTGGAATTTACTCTCTCCAGCCCGTTTGCCCTGCAGGGGATGATGATCCCCACTCGCCAGCTGCATGCGATTTGTACCTGGTGTATCCGCAATCAATACCGCAGCGGTAACGGGTGCGACTATGCCGGCACCCGGTATTTTGACAGGAACAATCAGCCAGTTGATGACCCGTCGCAGGATGTCTGCAACGGAACGCTCACGGCCTGCAAATTACGTCATGGTGAGAATAGCGAACTGCCGTTTGGCGGGTTCCCCGGCACTTCATTAATCAGGAGCTGATATGCGTCAGAAAACGATTAAGGCCATCCAGGAACATGCGGCCGCAGAATATCCGCGCGAGGCCTGCGGCCTCGTCGCCCAGAGGGGCCGAGCGGAGCGTTATTTCCCCTGCCGGAACCTGGCCACAGAGTCGAAAGATAATTTTGTGCTGGCGCCGGAGGATTATGCAGAGGTTGAGGAATGGGGAACGATCACCGGTATTGTTCACAGCCATCCTGATGCCACCACCCAGCCGAGCGAACTGGATAAAGCGCAATGCGACGCGACTCTTCTCCCCTGGCATATTATCAGCTGGCCAGAAGGCGATCTCCGTACCATCCACCCGCGTGGTGAGTTGCCGCTCCTCGAGCGACCATTCGTGCTGGGCCACTACGATTGCTGGGGCCTGGTGATGAGCTATTTTCGGCAAACCCACGGCATCGAGCTGCACGATTACCGCGTCGATTATCCGTGGTGGGAAAAGGAGTATCCGGACAATTTTTATCAGGACTGCTGGTATGAATGCGGGTTCCGTGAGTTTGATGGTCCACCGCAACCGGGTGATATGGTGATCATGCAGGTGCAGGCGGATAAGTGGAACCACGCCGGGATTCTGCTGGAAGGGAATATGCTGCTGCATCACCTGTATGGCCATCTCAGCAAGCGCGTGCCGTATGGTGGATACTGGTTAGACAGGACGATGAAAATCGTCCGATACCATTCTCTGTGTTAATCTCTTGTGGAATTTTAACTATAAATCCAAGGGACACTGAAATGAAAAAAATAGCTCTAGCATTGGCAATTGTCACAGTAACAGGTTGTTCGACAACAGTTGTACCTCCCAGCCAAGCTATTTCCGCCTCAAAAGAGCATATTTTTAAATATCAAGAAAACGATGGTAATAACGGTAGCCTGACAATCGTTCGTGATTCAGGATTCGTGGGGGCAGGATGCTATGCAACAGTTTATTTGAATGGTGAACGAGTAGCGAAACTGGATCCGAAAGAAAAAGCGACATTTTATTTATCAGAAGGAGAGTGGGCTGTCGGTGCTAATCTTGAAGGAAAAGGACTTTGCAGTTTAAACCGAGAGAGGCAAGAACGATTTTTCAATATTAAAGCTGGAGAGAAAAAAGCAGCAAGAGTCTTTACAGATGCTAATGGCGATTTGGATATAAGGCCAACCACTATTAATTAACTCGTTTCCCACCAACTGGAGCTATTATGCAGGAAATAATGACAAGAATTGAGCTTTCTGGAATTCTTGGCAAAACTTTCGGGAAGGTTCATCATCGGTTGATTTCAACAGTCCAAGAAGCAGGAATAGCGCTGGCTGCCACCATCCCTGGATTTGAACATTTCATGAATAACAGCAAAGAAAAAGGGTTGACCTTTGCTGTTTTCAAAGGAAAGAAAAATATTGGCAAGGATGATTTAGGATTCCCTGTTGGTGGTGAAGTTATCCGAATTGTTCCTGTTTTAATTGGTAGTAAAAAGGCGGGACTGCTTCAAACAATTCTTGGAGCAGTTATTATTGTTGCCTCTGCTGTCGGCTCTTACTTTGTTCCTGGCAACCCCGTGTCAGCATTTGGTTATAAAATGGGGGCTGCGATGATGCTCGGCGGTGTCGTTCAGATGCTTTCTCCACAGCCAGCAGGCCTGGCCCGAAAAGAATCCGCTGACAATAAAGCGTCCTACGCCTTTGGGGGCGTGACGAACACTGCCTCTCAGGGATACCCAGTCCCTTTGCTTTATGGCAAACGCCGAATTGGCGGCGCCATTATATCTGCCGGTATTTACGTAGAAGACCAGCAATAAGTTTTATTCAGTAAACCATCCAATTCAGGCCACCTTGCGGTGGCTTTTTTTATGGGCGTAATATGGCAAATAACATAATTAAAGGGCGCAAGGGTGGCGACTCAAAACCGCGTACACCGACGGAACAGCCGAATGATTTACAGTCCGCTGCGAAAGCCAAAATTCTGATCGCATTAGGTGAGGGGGAATTTGCAGGTGGTTTAACTGGGAAGAATATTTATCGCGATGGTACCCCGCTTGAAAATGCTGATGGTTCGCAAAACTTCAGTGGCGTGTACTGGGAATTTCGCCCCGGTACGCAGGCTCAGACGTATATTCAGGGTATTCCCGGTACTGAAAATGAAATAAGTGTAGGAACGGAAGTTTCCAGCAAGACAGCCTGGACCCATACCTTTACCAATACCCAGCTATCCGCCGTTCGCGTCCGCCTGAAATGGCCGTCCCTGATGAAACAGGAAGATGACGGCGACGTGGTGGGCAATACCGTCGAGTATGCGATTGACCTGCAGACCGATGGCGGCGCCTGGCAGACGGTACTGGAAACCGCTGTCACGGGTAAAGCCACCTCCGGCTATGAGCGGAGCCATCGTATTGATCTGCCCCAGGCCGGCAGTACCTGGACGCTACGCCTGCGTAAAATCACTCCGGATGCGAACAGTGTAAAAGTTGGCGACCTGATGACGCTGCAGAGCTATACCGAAGTGATTGACGCGAAGCTGCGTTATCCCAACACCGCGCTGCTTTATATCGAGTTCGACGCCAGCCAGTTGAATGGCAGCATTCCGCAAATTTCCTGTGAGCCGCGTGGGCGCGTGATTCGTGTGCCGGATAACTACAATCCGGAAACTCGTGAATATACCGGGGTCTGGACCGGCGGGTTTAAATGGGCCTGGACGGATAACCCGGCCTGGATCTATTACGACATTGTTACAGCTGACCGTTTTGGTCTCGGTAATCGTCTGAGCAGCGCCAATATTTCGAAATGGACGCTGTACCAGATTGCACAGTACTGCGATCAGCTGGTTCCTGACGGGCGTGGTGGTGACGGCATGGAGCCGCGCTATACCTGTAACGTCTATGTCCAGGAACGCAACGATGCTTACACCGTGCTGCGAGACTTTGCCGCCATTTTCCGGGGCATGACCTGCTGGAACGGTGAGCAGATTGTTGTGCAGGCTGATATGCCGCGTGATGTCGATTTTACCTATACGCGCGCCAATATTGTCGGCAAACCCCGTTATTCGAGCAGCAGCAGCCAGGTTCGGTACACCAACGCCCTGATTTCCTGGTCTGATCCGGATAATGCTTATGCTGATGCAATGGAGCCGGCGTTTATCCCGGAACTGGTTTCCCGCTACAGTTTTAACCAGCTCGAAATGACCGCGATTGGCTGTACGCGCCAGAGCGAAGCCCACCGTAAGGGGCTGTGGGGCATACTGACCAACAACAAAGACCGGGTCGTTGAGTTTGATGTGGGGCTGGACGGTCGCATTCCTCAACCCGGTTATATCATTGCCCTGGCGGATGAGTTGCTGGCCGGACGGGTCAACGGCGGGCGAATCAGTGCGGTGAATGGCCGGGTGATTACGCTGGATCGTGATGTGGATGCCAAACCTGGCGACCGTCTCCAACTAAACCTGCCATCCGGTATCTCACAGAGCCGGACCATTCAGGCTGTTAACGGACGCCGGCAGATTACGGTCACAACGGCGTACAGTGAGACACCAGAACGGGAATGCGTCTGGGCCATTGAATCCGATGACCTCTTCCTGCAGCAGTACCGGGTTACAGGGGTAAAAGAGAACAGCGATGCCACCCTCACGATCACCGGCGTGGCACATGACCCGGATAAATTCGCCCGCATCGATACCGGCGCTATTATCGACCAGCGCCCGGTTAGCGTATTGCCGACGGGCAACCAGTCACCTCCTGACGATATTGTCATCACATCCCGCTCGGTCGTGAATCAGGGGATCAGCGTCGAAACGATGCAGGTTAACTGGTCAGCGGTCAGCGGTGCTATTACCTACGAGGCGCAGTGGCGCCGTAACGACGGGAACTGGATTAATGTGCCGCGCAGCTCAACCACCTCGTTTGAGGTCAGCGGCATCTATGCTGGTCGTTACCTGGTTCGCGTCCGCGCGATCAATGCGGTGGAGATTTCGAGCGGGTGGGCGTATTCCGAAGAGAAAACCCTGACCGGCAAGGTCGGCGAGCCGCTGGCACCGCTGGCGCTGGCAACCCGTTCACTGGTTCATGGGGTCCAGGTTAGCTGGGAGTTCCCGACCGGCTCCGGGGATACGCTGCGCACGGAACTGCAGTACAGCAAAAATCAGGACGGCAGTGCACCGATGCCGTTATCAGACGTGGCCTATCCGGGGAAAAGCTATCAGCAGATGGGCCTCAGTATGGGCGCAGAATTCTGGTATCGGGCGCGCCTTGTGGATCGTCTTGGCAATGAAAGCCCGTGGACCGGCTGGGTCCAGGGGATGGCCAGCGATAACTTTGATGACTACTACGAAAACCTGACTGATGCGATCAAGGATACGGCTGCCTGGGAGGAAACGCAGCGCACCATTAGCGAAACGCAGGAAGGTATCCGCAATACGCAGCAGGAACTGGAGCAGACCGCTGAAGCTCTGCGTAAGGAAGCCGAAGACCAGGCGAAGCAGGTCAGCCAGGATATTGATGCATCGGCGAAAAGCATCACGGCTGATGTTGACGGGAAGATCTCCGCCGTGAATAAAACCATCACGGATGAGATCACCTCGGTTAATGAGGCTCTCGATTCTGGTCTGGCTCAGGCAAACAAAGGCGTTCAGGAGGCAAAATCCGCCGTCGCAGATGCGAACAAGCAGATCGCAACAGTGAACAAGTCGCTGACCGACAGCATCACCCAGGTAAGACAGTCAGTCACCGATACGGCTGCGGAAATCAACGCCACCATCGACCTGGAGATTGCCAGGGTCAGCAAAACGCTGGCCGACGGTGATGCCGCATTGAATGCGCAGATAAAGACTGCCGAAAATGGCCTGAAGCAGTCGCTGTCTCAGGTTAACACCACGCTGACCAATGCGGTGAAACAGGAGACCGCGGATCGTATCGCTGATGTTAACGCGAAGGCGGCACAGGCCGCTGATGAACTGCTGGCGGCAACGCAGGGGATTGAGGCGAGTATCGAGAGCCTGGCTCAGGTGATGAAGACCGCCGATGAAAATCTGGCGCGGGAAATGTCCAGCCTCGCTGCCGGCGCTAATATCCAGTTCGATTCGCAGGTTATCTGGCATTTCAACAATCAGACGACCGAGGGCTGGACCGGCAGCGCTGGCGTACCGGGTGTGTCACAGGATGGCTGGTTACGCCCGGCGGACAGCGCCACCGATCCGTACATTACCTCTCCTGGTGGGCTGGCTGTCGATGGTGCGGCGTACCGTTTCATCATGCTGCGCTTTCGTAAAACCGGCAAACCAGTCTGGGCGGGTGAGATCCGCTGGGTGTCTGCCGGCGAAAACTTCAATAACACGAAGCGATACATTGTTGCTGAGCCGGAATATGCCGATGGGGTGGCAACCCTGACGGTGCGTGATATTCCGTGGACAGGGAACATTGATCGTATTCGCCTGGACCTGACGAACCAGCAGGATGCCAGCAACTTTATCGAATTCGACTGGATCGCCGTTGGCCGGCCAGCACCCGGCGCCAGTACGGCGGCTCTGCAGGATGTGCGCAGTACGCTGAGTAACGCGCTGACCGCCGAAGCACAGGCACGCAGCACGCTGGCGGCGCAGATGCGTGGCTCCTATGATGGGAGCGATCTGGAGAAAGTCACCTCCGGGCTGCTGTACCAGGAAAAAACCGCACGCGTTACCGCCATCTCGGCGGAAGTTAAGGCCAGAGAGTCCCTGCAGACGCAGTTTAACGACAACAAAGCTGCTGTTTCTGGTGAACTGAGTTCTCTGACGACAGAGCAGAGCGCGCAGGCGAGCCGTATCGGTGGCCTGGAAACCAGCCTCGGGAAAAAAGCCGATGCAGCCGCGCTGACGTCCCTGACGCAGAAAGTTGAGCAACAGGGCGCCACGCTGACATCGCAGGGCGCCGCGTTAACATCGCTCACTAACCGGGTTGGCCAGACGGAAACGGGCCTGGCTGGTACTAATGAGGCGCTGAGCGGGCTGCAGTCTGTTGTTACCCAGCAGGGTGACAGGATAACCAGCCAGGGTCAGTCCATCACGAAACTGACGAGCGATTTGGGCACGACAAATGCCGCGCTGGCGAAGAAAGCCGAAGCGGCTGCGGTCACTGCCTTAACGCAGCAGGTAGAGCAAAACGGGCAGGATATTCGCAGCAATACTGACAGCATCACCAGCCTGTCGAATCAACTGGTCAATGGCCAGCCGAATCGCTGGTCCCGTCGACTCTATCCGGTGCAGCTGGCTAACGCCGGGACAGTCCCGTCATTCAGCGATGTTCGCGCCGTGGCGCCAACGGTCGTGGATGAGGTGGCCGACGCGGCCAAACTGGACTTTACATCCGCCGGCAGCTATCTGATCGCGCTGTATTCCTGCCAGGTGAAAGTGGCCGCAGATACCACCATCACACTGGCGCCCGGCGCCAGGGTTTTTGATGATACCGGCGCCATATTTGTGAATGGGGTTCAGGTCGCCTGGGGTAACGCCAGCTGGAATACCGTCAGTTTTGAACTGAAAGCCGGCTGGAACACCGTTGAGTTTCTGGTGAATCAGTGGACCGGCCAGGCGTATATCAACCTGGGTCTGAAGCTGTCAGACAAGGTTGCTGAGATGTACTCCGGTCTCGGGGTTTCCGCGCTGGCAAACGCAGCCGGCGTGCTCAGCTCGAATGTCAGCCAGATTGGCAACGATGTGGTCAGCAATTCGCAGAACATCACCCAGCTCCGGAATGCGCTGACGCAGACAGACGCGAACGTGGCCAGCAAAGCGGATCAGACGGCGATGAACTCGCTAACCGGACGAGTGGAGAAGACGGAATCCGGGCTGACGGCTGCTAACGCCAACATTACCTCGCTGAAATCCGCTGTACGGGCCGGAAACGCATCAGGCGGGGATTTAATTCCCAACCCGACATTTGACCCGGCTTACGACCAGATGGGGTTTAGCGTCGTATCCACGACGGCTGAGGAGGTCCCTCCTGGCTGCCCGTATGGTTATGCGGCCAGAATTGCCAGCCGGGATCACCATCCTAACTTTGCCGCGTTCCCGGCCACGCTTAACGATGTGATTGAGATCAGCGCACTGGTTGCCTGCGGCGCCGGCACGGCGAATTTTAATCTGTATGTTGGCACCGCCGTTCGGCCAGATACGAGCACCGGTGCGCCACTCATGGCGGGGGGCGGAAAATCACCTTCCGCGACCTGGCAGAGAACCACCTGGCGCTTCAAGGTCACGCAGGCGATGGTAGACAGGGGTTATATCCGCCCGTTCCTGCAGATCTCGCAGAACAGCCCGTATGGCACCGTATGGTTCGTTACGGACTGGCATATGCGAAATGTGACAGCGGCGCAAAAGGTTCAGGATACTGCGGATGCCACGGCGGCGGCGGTTGACTCGCTGACCACCACCGTGACGCAACAGGGTAATCTGCTGACCTCGACCGGCAACCGGACAACTCAGCTGGAAAACGGGCTGGCAACCACCAATGCCGCAGTGGCCAAAAAGGCTGATGCGACAGCGGTGCAGGATTTGACCAATACCGTCACACAGCTGGGCAACGACCTGACGGCTGCAAACAGCGCCATCACGAAACTGACCGGAAATCTGGCGAATACCGATAAAGCGCTGGCGCAGAAAGCCGATGCGACAGCGCTGGCCACGCTCGACACGAAAGTGACGCAGCAGGGCAAAACGCTGGAGAGCCAGAGCAATTCGCTGACGAACCTGTCGAACAGTCTCTCGCAGGTTGCGGCAGATATCGATGCCAGCGGTCAGATACCGGGTAACCTGGTCGTGAATCCATCATTTGAACGCGGGCTGGATGGTTATACCGGGCGGTCAACCGCGACCAGTGTGGTGGAGGTTTCCGCTCCTCACAGCGGGACGCGGGCGCTGAAGGTTGATCCGGGGAGCGTGTCTCCGGGGCAATACATCCCGTTTGTTCAGGGGCGAACCTATGAAATCGGGGTGTGGGTCAAGGAACCCGGAGCGACGACGGATAATGGCGCGGGGAACAACAAGTTGCGGATCGGTAACTCTGCCGGCCAGCCGGTCTTTGAGCGTCCGTACAACAGCGGCACGGTGGGGACAAACTGGACCCTGATTTCCGGTCGCTGGAAAGCGACGGAGACAGCCAGCCTGCCGGTGACGCTGAGCAACTATCTGATTAGCGGCAGCCGCTACTTCGATGATTTTTACGTCACTGACGTTACCGACCGGGTGGACATCGATGCCACCGCCGGCGCCGTTACCGGACTGACGAGCCGGGTCAGCACAGCGGAAGGGGCCATCACCTCACAAAGCCAGCAGCTGACGAACCTGCAGAACAGCCTGAACACGACCAACAGCAATGTGTCGAAGAAGGCCGATGCAACGGCACTGACTTCGGTCGATAACCGGGTGACAGAGGCGGAAGGGAAACTGACCACACAGAGCCAGCAGCTGACAAATCTGGCGAATGTGCTGACGGCCACCCGCAACGCCGGCGACAACCTGATCCCGAACTTTGATTTTCTACAGGGCAGCACTGCCTGGGATATTCAGTATCCAGCCGGTGTGACCTTTGGCGATTTCGGGGACGGGAAAGCGGGGGTCCGGCTGAACCGGACGACTAACACCAGTCCGGGGATCTTCTCCAACAACAACAAGCCGGTGCCGCTGAATGGCCAGCGCAAGTACCGCGTGGTGGTGAAGGCCAAAGGTGTTTCCGGCGCGATGAGTCTGCTGATCCGTCGCCAGAACAAAATCGGCCAGACGGACAGTACGTATGAGGATAAAACGGTCACGCTGACCACTGACTGGCAAACCATCACCTGGGAAACCGGATTGACGGCTGCCGGCGCGGACGGGCAGAACTTCAAACTTTATTCTCATCCGACAAACGGTGAAATCTGGCTCGATTCCGTCCGGGTTTTTGATATCACCGATGAAACCAACATCAAGGCGACCAGCGATGCTGTTTCGTCTCTGACCGGGACGGTGACGAACCAGGGGAACACCCTGACATCACAGGGGCAATCCATCACGGCGCTGAATAACGCGCTGGAAGGGGTCAAAGGCGATGTGGCGAAGAAGGCTGATGCGTCGGCGGTCAGTTCACTGACCAACCGGGTTACCCAGACTGAAAAGGATATCCGTAGCCAGGCCGACAGCCTGACCAGGCTGAATACATCGCTGAAGCAACAGGCAACACGGGGAGCCAATGTACTGCCGGACGGCAGTTTTGAATCCTATGCCGTCGGCGATGTTCTCAGTAATGCCCGCGCTGTTATCACCAGTGAAGCTGCGCACAGCGGGACCAAAAGCCTGCGTGTTACGCGCAGTACGGAGTACAACCCGAACGCGACGGATAATAACGATACCCATATCTTTTCTGGTATGCAGGTTCGCGATAATGCGGTCTATTACGTGGAGGCGTGGGTTAAGTTGCCGGCTGGCTCGACCGCCGATCCGACCGTTTATATGGTGCTAGGATTTTCCTTCCAGGATTCTGCCAATGGCTGGTCGTGGCCTGGCCTGAACGTGAAAGTCTCCGAGTTGTCGGTGGACAACTGGACAAAGGTCAGTGGCTATCTGACCAACAACCGAACCGCACTGAAACAGGCAATGGTGAGGATCTCCATCCCGAATACACCAAAAGTTCGCCTGGGTGACGCCTTCCTGATTGATGATCTGATCATCACTGACGTGACCGATGCGAAAGCGGCGCTCGATGCCGCCGATGCGAATGCGCAGGCGCTTTCCAGTCTGTCCGCGTCAGTCACGCAGAACGGGAAGAATATTACGTCTCAGGGCAGCGCGATCACGAAGCTGCAGTCGGATGTGACGCAACTTGGTAAGGATATCAGCGGCAAGGCCGATGCCAGCGCGCTGACGAATCTGACGACCCGCGTGACGGCTACCGAAGGCAGCCTGAAATCGCAGGGAGACAGCCTGACCAACCTGCAGAACAGCCTGAACACGACTAACAGCAATGTGGCGAAGAAGGCTGATGCAACGGCGCTGCAGAGCCTGCAGAACACCGTTGAACAGCATGGCAGGGATCTGACCACGCAAAGCAGCGCGCTGACGAACCTGGAAAACAACTTTTCCTCCCTGGCCGTTGGCGGGACCAACCTTATCCGCAATGCGGACACACTGGAGGGTTGGAGCAGCCGCCACGCCACAGAGACGTATCTGGGCGACCGCGTGGCCTACACCCGGCTGGCGAAAGGTGCATCCGGTTATATCCAGCTGGATGAACAGACGCTGGATGTTACCGGGCGTACTGAATTTGTATTCAGCTTCTATGCGAAAGGTGCCTATAACGGACAGGAAATGGCGAGTTATTTTTATAACCCGTCGAACACTACCACCACGGAAACCAGCCAGGGGGTTAAAGGCGGGGCCGGTGACGGCAAGGCGGTCACGAAACTGACCACCGCATGGGCGCGTTACTGGGTGAAATGGGTTATTCCTGCCACCAGTGGCACCAAACGGCTGATTGCCGCGCGTCTGGAAAGCGCGACGTCTGCCGACAAAGAAGTCTGGCTCTGTCGCCCTCAGCTGGAAACCGGGACCGTGATGACTGACTGGTCACCGAGTCCGGATGATGCGGCCAGCGGTATTACCGCGAACACATCGGCCATTAACAGCCTCACCAGTCGGGTGACGAATGCCGAGGGGCAACTGACCGCGCAGTCTCAAAGCATCACGAATCTGCAGAACAGCCTGAACACCACCAACAACAACGTGGCACAAAAGGCCAGCGCGCAGTCGGTGAGTGATCTCACCAGCCGGGTCACCAGTGCGGAAGGCAAAATCACCTCCCAGGGGCAGGCTATCACGAAGCTGCAGGGCGATTTGAGCAGCACCACCGATAAGGTCAACACCAAAGCGGATCAGACGGCGCTTAACGCGCTGACTGGCCGGGTGGAGAAAACCGAGGCAGGCCTCACGGCAGCCAACAGCAACATCGTCAGCCTGACGGCGGCGGTGAACGCCGGGAATGCTGCCGGGGATGATTACATCCCAAACCCGTCATTTGATCCGGCGTATGACCGCATGGGTTATGACGTGGTGGAGACCACTGCTGCAGGTGTGCCGGCTGACTGCCCGTTCAGGTATGCCGTCCGGCTGGCCGGGCGAGACCATGTGCCAAAAATCAACAACATCGCTGTGACGCCGGGCGACGTTTACGAAATGTCTGCTCTGGTAGCGTGTGGTACCGGCAGCGCTGACTTTAATTTCTACATCGGTCGGGCCACCACTGCTACTGGTGGTATTGGGGCGAGAGCGTCCGGGGGAAACACCAAGACCACCACCGCGTGGAAACGAGCCACCTGGCGCTTTACTGTGCCGGCAGACACGAACTTCCTGCGACCGTTCCTGCAGGTTAATCAGAGCAGCCCGTTCGGCACTGTCTGGTACGCTGCCGACTGGCATATGCGTAACGTGACGGCGGCGAACAGTGCGCAGAAAACCGCAGATGCGACCGCAAAAGCGGTGGATTCACTGACCACCACGGTTAGCCAGCAGGGCGATACGCTCAGCAGCATCGGCACGCGGACCACCTCGCTGGAGAACAGCCTCCGGTCGACAAACGATACGGTGAGTAAAAAGGCTGACACGACAGCGGTGACGCAGCTGCAGGGCACGGTGACGCAGCAGGGGAATGACATCGCGGCAGCCAACAGCGCGCTGACAAAACTCAGCAGCGATCTGGCCACGACGAATGCGAATGTGAACAAAAAAGCGGACGCAAGCGCGATGAACACCCTGCAGAACCAGGTCACTGAGCAGGGCAAAACACTCAGTGCGCAAGGGGATTCTCTAACGCAACTTAGTAACAGCCTGAGCCAGACGGCAGCGGATATTGACGCCAGCGGGAAAATGCCGGGCAACCTCATTGTCAACGGCAGTTTTGAGCGCGGCGCGGCGGGCTTTACCGGCTGGAGCAGTACCGCGACGGTGGCCGATTTACAGGTTCCGCATTCGGGTAACAAGGCGCTGAAAATGTCCGCCGGCCAGTCGAACCTGGTCGGGCAGGAAATCAGTATCACGCAGGGTCGTACCTACCGCATGGGGGTATGGGCGAAGCAGGACCCGGGAACCACGATTAAAGATGCGGGTAACACGAAGTTTCGTGTGGCCGACAGCACTGGCCTGCTGGTCGGCTCAAACTACGGACCGTTTAGTTCTGGCTGGCAACTGGTAACGTTTGACTGGAAAGCCACGAAGACCACGACGGCCAGTTTCCAGCTGACGACCTTCCTCAGCGCGGGGGCAATGTATTTCGATGATTTCCATGTCCTCGATGTTACGGATGAAAAGGATATCGCAGCTAATGCCGGGGCCATTTCTCAGATGAATACCCGCGTCACCGCTGCTGAAGGGGCTATCACCACCCAGGCGCAGCAGCTGACGAAACTCAGCGGCGATCTGGCCGTCACGAATGCGGCGGTCAGTAAGAAGGCCGAGCAAAGCGCTGTCACCGGGTTGACCACCCGGATGACGTCTGCCGAGGGTAAACTGGATTCGCAGTCGCAGCAGCTCACCAGTCTGCAGAACAGCCTGACCACGATGAATACTGAGCTGGGTAAAAAGGCTGACACGTCCGCGGTGAGTTCACTGACCGGTCGCGTAAGCCAGGTGGAAAACACCATCACCAGCCAGTCGCAGAGCATCACGTCGCTGACCAGCACCATCAATACCATCCGCACTCAGGGAGCTAATCCGTGGGTTGACGGTACGTTTGAAAGCTACAGCGATGGCCAGGTGCTGGGCGGGAACGGCACAGCCGTTGTGGTGGCGTCTCAGAAATTCACCGGCAATAAGAGCCTGCAGGTGAGTCGAGGAGCGAACAATAACGGCAACAGCGATAAACAGCTTGGGAGCTGGCAGTCAGTCCGTGAGGATGCGAAGTTCCGGTTTGAGTTCTGGGCTATGATGCCGGCGGATCAGGCGCCATCCTCCGGGTGGACAACGCTGGTCGGCATCCAGTCGCAGAATGCTGCCGGGCAAAATGCGTGGCAGGCGGCGGTCACTGTCAGCGAAGCCTCTCTGGGCGCGCGCGATAAGTGGGTGAAATTCACGGGTATCGCCAGTAACAACGGGGCAGGCAGAACACGCGCGGTGGTCTGGATCTCCACTCGTGGCGCCACCGGCAACGGTACCCCTGGCTATTCACTGTATATCGACGATCTGGTCATCACGGATGTTACCGATGCGAAAGCGGCACAGGATGCCTCTGACGCGACGGCGAGCGCCGTGATCGGCCTGACGGCGCGCGTAACTGATGCCGAAGGGAAAATCACTGCCCAGGCGCAGCAGCAGACGGCACTGGCCACGAAAGTGGATAACGCCAACTCCCGCGTCGATAACATGGCGAAGACGCTAAGCGACAGCCAGAGCACACAGGCCAGCCTGAATACCTCGCTTCAGTCGCAGATTGACGCGCAGGCGGCCGCCAACATCAAAAACCAGACGACGCTGGACAACACGATTAAATCGGTGGCCAGTATCACCAGTACCCAGCAGACGCATGCAACGGCACTGGAGGCGCTGGCAACGCAGCAGACGACCCTGACATCCAGTGTCGGGGATCTCAGCGCTTCCGTTCAGAACACCGCCAAAACCGTGGCGGATGTGAATGGTACGGTGAGTTCGCTGTGGTCGATGAAGGTTGAGACGGTTAACGGGAAGAATGTTGGCGCGGGGATTACGCTGGGCAGCAATGGTGAAACGAGCGACATGATCCTCTACGCTGACCGCTTCTCGCTGTTTAACCGTAATAATGCGACGGCTGTTCCGGTGATGGTTGCCGAAGGCAATGAGCTGTATATCGATACGGCACGTATCAAAAACAGTTCCCTGACCTCAACCAAAATCGCGGACGGTTCCATCACGAACGCGAAGATCGGCAACGAGATCCGCTCGAATGACTTTGTTGACGGGTCACGCGGCTGGCGTATCGCCAAGGATGGCTCTTCGCAGTTCAACAACGTGATCGTTCGCGGTGCGGTTTATGCGACTGACGGCTGGTTCCAGGGGACGGTATATGCGAACCACATCGAGGGCGACATCGGGTCATTTGCGATCAACATCGCTCAGCACCGCACGCGCAAGGTGCCGAAGGCTACATGGCAGTGGTTTGAGCTGGCCCGGTTCCGGCGGCAGAATTTCGACCAGGTGATCAATATTCGCGGTGGACTCCTCCAGACGGATAGCATCACTATCGACGGCGGCGCGAAACTAAGAGCGGGGATGTCCTACGCGCCAGGGGCTGACGGCGGACTGAATCCTGGCTATCTGTCGTATGCAATGCTTCTTCGTGGCACAGGCGCTACGTCTGGTGGCGGCAGTATGGAGCTAGGCATTGAGCTTATGTATGAAACAGGTGGAGCAACACGCCTGTTAACGGCGCAAGAGTCAATGAACGTAGACAACATGTCATTTGTCGTCCCTGCCGGTACTGGCGACGCTGTTCTGCGATATGGCTGTTACCTGGACCGTAACGGACAGATGGTATTAACCATCCTCTCAAGATTCGACGCCTTCGCCGCGCGCAATAACAACGTAATTCGCGGTTCATCAACCTGATAACAATAT